GCATTGGCTCTATTCTCCAATTTGTAATGTTCTTCCTTTTCTCACCCCTTTCACTGAGTATCATTTTTATCCAATCCTGCAAGCAGGTCTTGAATCTTACTGTAATTCTTGGTCATAAAATGCTGATTCGCCCATTCCTCTTCAATCCGAGGTTTTCCGAGCACTTCTAAAATATCATTAATCGTAAAGGCTCCGCTTGATATTAACTTGTCCACTGGTGTCGCGATGTCAAAAATATCAATATGTTTTACCGCAAGTGTTTCAATTTTGATATACGTTCCTTGCTTAAATCCTTCGTACCCATTCCGTTTCCGGTTGATCTCCTGCTGCAACATTTTAATCAATGGATCTACGACAAAAGTCAGCAGCTCATCAATTGCTTTTCCGGTATCCTGTACATCTCCTTTTGCAAGGCTCGGCGGGAAGGAAAATCCTCTGGCAGTAAATTCGAATATATCATCTGCAAGTGATTTGATATCTCTTGTAGACTCAGTGGAATACGTCTTTCCGCTGTCCGATATATCCTGATACTCGTATCCATTAAATAATGGCAATACTGCATTTTCTTTACTGAAGAAATTTTTGAAATGTTCCGTCATGAGCTGATCGAAATTTTCGTTGAAATTATCATCTTCTTGAGCGATTGCTTCTATCTTTAAAATTCCTTTTTTCCCTCTTGATTTCTTGTATGCTTCCTGCGCATACACAATCAGTTTGGAGTACGTCTCGTACATTCCGTTCATCAATTTCCTCATGTCATTTGAGTTCAACTCAAAAAACATGACATCCGACATTTCCAATGTTTCTGATAGTTCATATCCGTCAATGACAATTCCGCTAAACTTGTAATCTTTCAAAGCAAAAATTTCTTTGCAGTAAGAATCAGCTACATACAATTTTTTGTTTACTTCCACGACAAGGCATTCATTGTTTCTATACAATTTTCCAATGAGTTTGTTCACGAATCCTGCTGCATTCTGATTTTGATTCGGCTCATAATTCCAAAGATAATACTCTGCAGCTTTAACTTCTTTTCCTTTTACATAAGTCTTAAATTCACATTTACTCACTGCATTTGCAATTTTATTTACGCAAGTCCAAAAAGCCAGTTCTCTGAGATAAATCTCATAGATCGCTCCCTGCACTTCTTTGTCATCCATAATATCCTGCATGTTAATGCTGATATTTCCGACTCCCAACTTCTTGATCAGCCAGTCTTTTATGCTTAACTTCCTACTCTCACCTCCTTAATAGCTGTATACCATTGTTGCCGGGGTTGGCTTTGGTCTCTTCTGTGGCAACTCATCTTCTATGGTCATTGCCGCTACCAATGCCATAAACGGATCCGTCTTCCTGCTTTTTGCTTCAATTTTCCCATACACAAAATTTCCCATATCAGCATCATCTTCTTTTCCTGGCTTTCTCCCATGCCTGATCAGCTTCGCATTGTTTGTTGCCCAGCGAAGCTCCGGTGCATCCCCCCAATTAAACCACCGATTTGTAAAGCAGCTATCAATTACCGGTGCAACCCTCATGACATCTGATGGCCTGATTAGTTTCAGATTTTTGTTTATTTTCAAATCAAACCCTATTTCTTTTAGATATTTTGCCAACAATGCGAACCGGAAATCATCAACTGCAAGCTTTTTGATGTTATACTTTTTCTTTGCTTGCTGAATATATTCTGTAATTACTGATGGATGTATTTCATTTTCATCTACCAGAGTCAGTCTTCCCATATCCGCCCATTCTTTCCACGGAGCTTTTATCCTTTCCAGATCATTTGATTGCAGACACATCCACGAATGGCTTATATCATATCTTTGGTCTCCGTCTCTAAAATGTAGATCCACCGAAGCCCAGTCATTTAATTTTGTATAGTCCACTCCACAAGTGCAGCTCCATCGTTCCAAATTTGGAAGAATAATATTGGTGGCTGCTATGTTCTCCCAATCTGTTACGCTCATCTCTTCTGCATTTTCCGGAATATTCATTCGTTTCGTCATAAATGCTGGCAGCCTTCTCGGATTCTTTTTCCATTCCCGATATTCCTTCCTGATCTCTTCCAGCAAGTTTGGCAAATACGGAAGAGATGGGTTTGCCATCGGCCAGTTTGTTTCGTCATCGACATCTTCTTTTTTATTCAGTCTGCAAATAAAAGGCAAAAGACCATTGTCCGGTTCTCCTCCCCTCAAGATTCCTTCTGCTGTTTCCAGCAGATCATCCAGTGGTCCTTCCCGGACATCACCATTTGTCGTATAGTAAGATCTTCTCGGATGTTTCTTTTTTCCAAGACCGGTTGTAAATACATTGATATTCTTATAATCTTCATATTGATGGATCTCATTGAAGATACAGATTCCAGATCTCAAACCGTCCTTTCCCTTTGGACTGTTCGTTCTTCCTCGCATAACGCTTTTGGTTTTCAGACTCACTACTTTTTCTTTTGTCCAATAAAAAAACTTCTTTAGCTTTTTCACAACAGATGGCTGCTCAAATGCATTTATGACATCTTGCACCGGTCTCATTGCCTGGTCCTCATTGTTCGCACAAATATCAACATCGTACTCCCGGATACCATTATATGGGGACATTAAGCACGCAGATTCTACCGCAATCGTACCATCTTTCCCCGCTCCTCTCCCCAACATACAGAGCAAATCCGGCCATCTCGGCAGCCCTGATTTGCTCCAATATGTGCAGTCATGCAGTCCGATCACAAACTTCTGCCAGGGGAAAATATCCTCAAATGGGAAGTATTTGGTAAGTCCCATATACTTTTCAAACTGCTCCTCATCGACAAAAATATCTTCGTTTTCGAAGCACCATTTTACATGCTTAATTAGCAGCTCCTGATCCTCACACACTGCATAGGTTTTATGCTCAACAATGTCAATCCACTCCTGGATATATGGATGGATTTTACAGCTCATCGTCATCATCTCCCGGATCTCCGGAAACCGGCTTAATTCCAATGCTGTCGAGTATTTTCAGCATCTGTGCACTTACCTTGATTCTCTGATCTATGGAGTCATTTTTCTTCTGTCCTTTTTGACCTCCTCCATTGTCATATTTGACAACAGCTCCTCTCTTTTTTATGTCTGCAATCAGGTCATTTTCCAGGTCCCAAAAATCCATGTATTTATCTACTAAGTCGATGTAATATTTCCCAGTGGTCCCATTCTTGGCCAACTGCTCCAAAAGGTCATCTTTGATTTCTTCTCTTAATATTTCTTTTCTCGTTTTTCTCGCCCTTAGACCACCCCTCCTTCACACGCGCGCGGAAAAATCTCTTTTGTCAAGAGCACCCACCGGTCTCTTATGGCCAAATTAAAACCCGATTTTTTTTCGACCGGGGTACTCTCTCATTTTTACCATCTCTCCTCTGTCAATGGCTTCTTCTTTTCTTTTTTACGGTATCCATGTACTTCTTCATGACATTCATGGCAGAGACTTATAAGATTTCTTTTTTTCTCTCCCTTAAAGTAATACCAGATTTCCAGCGCCTTATCTGGATGCTTTTTTACATAGTTTACATGATGGACTGTTGTAGCTTTCTTATACTTCCCTCTCTGCTTACATATCTGGCATTCATATTTGTCGAGCTTCAGGACTTCTTCACGTTTTGCTTTCCACTTCCCCCATGTATAAAATCTATGTATGTTTTCTTTTATACATTTTTTTACAAATGCAATGTCATGTTCTGTCATGGTACCTCCTTGAGTTGCAGGAGAAGGACTCGAACCTCCGACTTCCAGCTAAGGAGACTGGCGAGCTTCCAACTGCTCTATCCTGCTATGTATGTGTGCTACATCGCACAGTGTGCAGGTTAGGATTCGAACCTAACAACGCGCCCGCTCTCACGGACCGCACTTTCCTTTAATGCTATCTGCACTCCTTTTTTTGCGCAAAATAGGCTTTTGCCTAGAGCCTTTTACCGTCATTTGCTCAGGACGTAGAAAAGCACCCGGCTTTCGCCAGATGCTTTCTGATTCTATTGTTTATTCTTTTTTGGTGAATGGATACTATCGGAATCGAACCGATGACTTACCAGTTATGAGCTGGTGTTTCTGCCCCTGAATTAAGTATCCGTAACGTGAGAAGAGGCAACCTTTTCTCGGTCGCCTCGGGTAAGAGTTAAAATTCACGAAGTAGTTACTTTGTAGCAATAACATATTACTACTTTTCTTCGGGACATTGTGGGACATTTTCAAAATTTTCAAAAAATCTTTGTATTCTTTTCTTTACATTCTCATCCGTGTACTTTACTTTCCGCTTCGGGAATATTCTATTCATGCATTCCGCTACTTGTATGTATGTCATATCGTCTATAAAATACATCCTAAACATTATTCTTAGTTCGCTTTTTGGAATACTCTCAATGTACTCTTCTGCTTCTGTCATCAGCTCCAGCAGTTCTTCTTCCTTTTCTTCCAATTTCCTTTTATACCTTTGCAAGCATGTTTTCTTTTTAGCCTCTTCCGGAAATGGATAACCTGTAATCTTAATGCTTCCATACGTTCCGTCTGGTCGTGTTCCTTTCACGGAATCGGATACTACTGTTATATTTTCTATTTCTTTTTCAAGAGTTCTTATTCTCCTCTTTATATCTTTTATTTCTTCTCTCATTGCCTTGTATTCAACTAATATTGCCTTGTCCAATGTTTAGCCCCTTTCTTGTTAAATACTCCGCGACACTTAACTCTTTATACTCTCCTCTTCATCCTCGCCGTCTGAATCTTTCTTTTGTCGTCCGATCCTGGATCTCTATGCTTTTGATCCGGAATCCGGCAATTCCTGCTGCCTGCTCCAACACATCCAATACCTGTCTGACATGCTTTGGGATATGATCTGCATGCGCGATTGCTCTGTCTGCTGTTGGATCTTTATATCCTTCTTTATTCATCGCTTCCCTCCTTTACTGCTGCCTCCTTGGATGCTATAATTGGCTTATCAATTCTTTTTTTATCTTAAGGAGGCATTTCTATGAATTATCAAAAATACGAGTCCTATGAAACTTTTCTTTTATACCAGGAATTTCTTTCCATTCCAGACAATCCATTTTCTTTCCAGCTCCCCGAAGGAATGATGATGACCAGTGATATGATACATACATTCCTGCAAGCTGCTTATAATGCAAAAGGTGTGTCTATTTTGGACTCTTAATATATGAATTCGGAAGTGGTTGCCATGCTATGCATCGTGCTTTCGTACCGCTAACATCTCCGCTCCAATGCCCATCTAGTTGCCACCCAATACCAAATGTTTCAAACATGCAATTATATTCTCCATACCGGAAATACTCATACCAAACAAGTACTTTTTCTAAATTTTCCGGAAGTTTCTCTTCTACCGGAATCCAGTCACTGTCTTTCTTTCCGTCCTCGAATCCTTTTTGATACCACTTTCTCCTGCTGCATCCTTCACAGTTTGGGATTTCATCCATTTGGGAGCGGATGATATTTTCGGCATCTTTGATTGTTATTACCTCTTCAACATATTTTCCATTCTGAGGTTGGTTATAGTGTTCCTTTGACGTTGCCACTAATATCATTTTTCCTTCAATCTCTTTCAAAATCTTCTCTAGTACATTCATGTCAATACAACTCCTTTTTCTTGTATTTTTGCTTCAAAATTATTTTTTTTAACCGACGGGGCAACATACACTTCCAAATCGGAACATTAAACTCGTAGTCGAATAAACAACCACAGTCTTCACATTCTCCTTCATATCCTATATCTTCCCAACCCATCGGGCAGTGTTCGCAATCCCTGCCATACCAGCAATTTATTGTAGTATAATTTCCCCATTTATCAGAATTTTCGATAGGTCTCCCGTGATGCGTTGATGTTATCTTTACGTTTCCAATAGATTTGTCTATATCAACGCGTTTATGCGTTTTAAATATTTGCATCTACTCTACCTCCAGCAATTCTGCATTATCTATTCTCTTTGCTTTAAAAAGGATTTCTCTTTTCATTTCTCTTACCTC